CTCTAGTGTAGGTGGGGAGGGTGGTTGAGGTGGATCCCGGGTTCCCAATGTGAATCGGGCCCGTGTCCTCATCCGCAAACACGTGTGAGTTCTCGTCCAGGCGGAACTTCACCTCGTACTTGCCGGTTCCCAATCTCTCCACCCGAGACGCGTTGGAAAATAACTGATCAACGCTGGGGGTAGCGGATTCTCCCATACCCTGATTTGGGTAGTTCTCGATGAAGGCGATCTCGCCTTGGACATCGAGAAGCTTGCCGGTGTACATCATAGACATGCACGCTGCTAGTGTGCGTGCGTCGTCACAGGTAGTACCTGAGACGAAGCCGGATGCCGGATCCGCTGCCGAGAATACTCCGGTGGCCCCGAACAGGGCTCCAGTGTAGGACGGGGCGGCGACGGTGTTAACGTATGTGGTGGCTGACGTTGCCGTCAATGCACCCACCATGTTAACCACACCCCCCAGGACAGGCGCCTTGGGAGTGTAATTCGGGGACCAGAGGATGTAACCTGCAGTGCTACCGGCGGTGCCAGCCAGGTACGACGAATTAAATTTCGCTGTGTACCCTTCGACAGTGCCGAAAATCCCTGGCTCCACGGAGGCGCTACAGGGGTCATTGAGCATGCGGGCGAATCGAGGAGCCGATGTCTTGGCTCGCGGTTTGCGTTTGCGCTTAGCCTTCTTGGCTGGCTTGCGCGTTTGCTGTTGTTGTTTTTGTTGTTTTTTGGTGTTTTTGGTAGAAAAAGTCATGGTGTGTTGTACGACCCTATCTTTCACCTTCTTCGACGTATCTTCCTGTGCTGATTTGGCCGTGACCCAAACACAGGTTTGTAGTTTATCGACATTGCGGGTGGTTGATTATTCCCGAGAGTTAGGTCTACGCGAAGGGGCGGGCGTGGTATAGCAGTGCCTATAAGTAGGTGGCACTCTTCCAACACATTCCACCCAAGAGGCAAGCTGCCCGAAGGCGCGCTCGCTTAGAGTGGGGTTTCGTTAGAAGGGGGGGGTGCCAAAGCGAGTCCCTGACAAGGGCAAGGGAAACCGACACGGTTTCCAAGAATACCTTAACGCACTGTAAGGATAGGTACAATCGCCCTTTGGCGATTCGTGTTAGAAAATAGAAGGAAAACCAGACCACGTTCACTTCTA